CGCCGCCCAGGGTCACCACGCCCAGCTCCGCCGCCGGTTCCCCCTGCTCCCGCCGCATATCCCGTTCCGATATCCACATGCTCCTCACCTCAAACTACGAAATCCGGCGGGGCCAGCTCCAGTCGGGTCCAATATCCCCGGCTGTCCATCCCCACCGTGCTCTGGGCCACCCGATACAGCCCGTTCCGGTCCCAGCCGCTGCGCTGCACCCGCACCAGCTCCCCCGGCCAGGCGGAGAAGGCCTCCCCGATCTCCACCTCCAGCCGGATGCGCTCCCCCTTGGCCCGCTCCAGCTGAAACTTGCCCGTGTACCGCATGGTCTGGAAATTGCTCCGCCCCGGCATGGTCATCACCCGTCGGGCCATGCCCCCCTGGGCGATAAATTCCCCGTCGCTCACCGTCTCCGTCTGGCCGCTGTACCGGTCCCGCACCAGCACCTGGGACAAAACGCCATACCGCCGGTCCCGATAGACAAGCTCCGTCACCGCCGTCCCGTCCCCGATCAGCCGCTCCGCCCTCTCCGGCCAGCCCGTCAGCACCAGCCGCCCCTCCCGGTCAAACCGCGGGGCCACCCCGCCATAATACCGGGCAAAGTCATATACCACCGACCACTCGCTGCTTCCCGTGGCCACGGAAAAGGGGCTCACCGGCGGCAGCTTCGCCCCTGCCGCCGCCTGAATGCCATATGGCCGCACGTGGTCCCGCAGGATGTCCTCCAGCGTCGCCGTGCCATAGTCCTGGCCCAGGGCCTCGTTGTCCAGCAGCAGGGCGGCCATTCCCCGGCCGGACAGCTCCAGAACGCTGCCATTTCCCGACTGCTCCACCTGGCACTCGTCCACCACCCCGGTGAATACCCGCTCCCCCCCGTGCTCGGCCCAAAACCGGGACCACTCCCCCGGCTTCGTCCCGCTGCCTGCCTCCCAGGGGCAGCGCATCCAAAAGCTGTCGCAGGGCGTCCCAGCGGTATACTCCATCCGCCAGGCCGTGGGCTGGGGCAGCAGCCACTGCCGCCCGGCTGTGTCCGTCACATAGCCTCTCACCCCACTCTCACCTCGTCTCCCACGTGGATGAGATTGGGGTTCTTGATCTGGGGATTCATGGCGATGAGCTTGACCAGGGACAGGTCATACTTCTTCGCGATGGCCCACAAACTCTCCCCCTTCACCACCCGGTGATACACCGGCCCGGCGGACGTCCCGCCGCTCTCCCCGCTCTGGGCTCCCGCCGTCTGGGCGGCTAGGCCGGTATACCAGCTGTCGTCCTCCCAAAAGGCAAAGGAATAGCGCACATAGTCCGGCCTGGGCTCCTGCTCCAGCCGCAGGGAGACGAAATAGGCGTTGGCCGTCTGCCACAGGGGGTGGACCAGCAGCCCCGGCCCGTCCTCATAGAACACGTTGGCCAGCTTTCCGAACTGAGCATAGGCGTCCGGCCCCACAAACTCCCCCTCCCCCTCCATGATCCGGTTGGTCCGCCCCAGGTCCTGCAAGTGGAACAGCCCGAAGGGCGTCTTGTTCACCGCCATCTTCCGCTCATAGTCGATGGAATACACCCTGGGATTGTGGGGCCAGGTATAGCCCTTATACCGCATGGGCGATAGCGTCATCTTCTCTCCTCCTCGTCAATACAGGAAAAAACCCCCGTCATACCGGCGGCTGTCCCGCTGAAAGATCCGGTCCAGGTTTCGGGCCTGCTCCCGCTCCGCCGCCGGGTCCTGCCCTCTGGCAAAGGCCCCCGTCCGGCCCGTCTCCGGGATGGTCCCGTCCCAAAACGCCGGGGCATTTCTCCCGTTCCCCACCCCCGGCTGTCCCCAGGTGAGACCTCCGGCTCTCCCGGCCTGCCAGCTCTCCCCTCTGGCTTTTGCGGCCAACAGGTCCGCCCGCTCCCCCTGGGCGCTGTCCAGGACCCGGTCCAGCCGCGCCGTCTCCTCCAACAGGGGCAGCGTCTCCTCCGCCGTCTGGCCTTCTTCCGCCGGGAGAGGCTCGCTCTCTGCCGTCTTCCCCGGTCCGCCGTCCAGATCAGACCGAGCCATCTTCTCAGCCCCTGACGGGCCAGCCACGCCGCCGCTCTCCCCAGCAGCGGCGGCAGAGGTCAGCGCGGCGGCCAGCCGCCTTCTCTGCTCTTCCAAAGCGTCCGCCTGGCCGCTCTCCTGCTCCAGATAGTCGATCATTCGCCGCCCTCCTTCAAGCGGCGGAACCGCTCCAGGTCAAAGGCGGGATTGCTCCCGCCCTCCCCCGGCTGTCCCGCGTCCTCGGGCCTGCCGCACACAGGGCACCGGGCCTGCTCCGCCTTTGCCCGGCAGTCGGGGCACAGCCGACCCAGTTCCTCCTCCCGGTCCAAAAGCCCGTTGGCCAGACACCACAGATAGTCCCGGTCCTTCATCTCCCTGGCCCGCGCCTCGGTTGGCAGGGCGTGAAACTCCCTCAGCACCCGCCACCGCAGCCGTTCTCCCGGGTCACTGCGGAGTTTTTTTTTACGTTCTCCAGCTCCTCCTCCGTCACGTTCAGCCCCGGGTCGCTCTCCCGGCGGAGCACAGACCACCGGGCGGCCAGACTGCCGATCTCCTCCACGGTCAGCCCGGCCAGCACCGCCCGTCCGTCCGAAAAAACAGGACTTTCGTCCTCTTCCCGCTCCAGGGCCCGGGCCAGCAGGCAGGCGTTGGAGCACAATGCCCGCTCCCGGTCCTCCCCCGCCAACTCCCCCGCCTCCCGGCGGGCCTGGAGCACCTCCAGGGCAGACAGCAGCCGCAGCGCCATCCCATTGCCCAGGCTCACCCGCTCCCGCTGGGCCAAGATGGAACCCTCCATGCTCACACCTCCGTCACGATCCGGCGGGAGGCCACCAGCGTCACCTTCTCCAGCACCATGCTGCCCAGGGTGGCGCTCTCCTGAATGCTGCTCCACTGACAGTTGGAATAGATGATCTTCCGGTCCGGCTTACACACCACCAGGGAGAAGCCGCTCAAACTGTAAAAGTCGATGCCGTCCCGAATGGCCTCGTCGGTGGCATACAGCCGGGTCAGCTCCACCACGTGGCTGGTCTGCCCCTCGATGGTGGCCACCGGCTCGGCCTCGCCAAAGGCCTCCACCGCCGTGCTGCTCTTGCTGGCCTTGGCGGAATAGCTCTGCACCACGGCCACCCTGGTGCCGTCCACCTCCAGATAAATGTCGCTGCTGGTGGGAAATCCAGTCATACCCGCTTCACGCTCCCCTCTCTCAAACGGTGATGTGGGCCGTCAGCCAGATCTGATTCAGCCCGTGGGCCACGGTAAAGGAAAAGTCCACCAGACACCGGGCCGGGTCCTGGCTGTCCGCCGTCACCGTCACATTCTCATACCCGGTGATGATCTCCCGGGCTTTCTTGTTCTCCAGCTCCAGCACCACCTGGGCCCGGATGGCTCCCCGGCTCTGGGCCGTGTTCTTGGCCCGCTGGAATTTGGCCCGCAGGGCCCGGCGCAGGGTGGGGATCACGTCGTCCACGATGCGGATGGTGGTCAAGTCCCGCCAGGTGGCGTCTGCCGCCTCCCCCGTGGTGGTCCGGGTGGTCACGCCCCGCACCACGACCATGGTCCCCGCCAGACTCTCCACCGGGGTCACGCCGCCTAAGATCAGCCGGTCCATCTCCCCGTCGTTATACCGCCCGCTCAGACCATACAGGCCAGTGAGCACCGCCCCGCCCAGGGGCACGGCGGGGTCGCTCTCCCCGGCAATGGCTCCGGCCACCGCCGCCGCCACGCCTAAGCCGTCCGTATTCTCCCCGCTCTTGTCCACGCCGCCGGGGGCCACCAGCACCACCCGCTCGTGGTTCAGGGCCTTGGCCCGGACGATCAGCTCATCCACCGTCTCCTCCGCCCCTCCGGAGGCCACGGCGATGCGCTCCCGCCGGTTGGCCGAGGCCGTCTCCACGCTCTCCTTCATGGCCTTCTGCACGTCCCCGTCCGTGCTGTCACAGATCACCGCCGTGACGTCCTCCAGCCCCTCCAGGGCGGCAAAGCCGTCGCCATAGCCCTCGCCGCTGGCAATGGGCACCGCCGCCACAGAACCGGCCCCGTTTTTCAGGGCCAGGCGGATCAGCTCGGCCATGGTCCCCTGACCAAAGGCGTTCACCGCCCCGTCATAGCTGGTCACGATCTTCACCTCGTTGGCCGTGGCCTTAGTGTTCACCGCCACCAGGCCCACCTGCTTGCCCCCGCCGCTGCCGCTGACCACAGAAGAGGCATCATACGCGGAATAGACCCCCGGTCTCTGATGTACCGTCACATTCATCCTTTCAATCCACCTCGCACTTCAATTTCCGAAAATGCCGCCGCAGGCTCCTCTTCCCCGGTGAGACAGACCACGCACACCGCCCGCACGCTCCGCCGCAGCAGCCGCGCCTTGCTGTCGTGCTCCGTCTCCCCGCAGGAAAACTCCCGGATGCTCACGCCCTCCGGCCCGCCCCGGACCAAGGCCCTGGCCAGGCGGAACAGGGCCGTCTCCATGGCCGCCCCCTCCGTCTCCTCCGGGGCATACAGGTCCAGTCCCAAGGTCAGCTCCGCCTTCCGGCCATACAGCTCCGTCCACTGTCCTCTGTCCCGGTCAAACCGCTCCCCCAGATAGTCCTGAAAGCCCGCCGGGCCCACCTGACACTTTCTCACGCTCACCACCGCCGTGGGCCGGGTCAGTCGCTCCCGCTCCCGGCCTGTCCAGGCGGTCATGGCCGCCGCTCCCCGGGCGGTGAGATAGTCCGCCATGGCCTTGGGGATATGATCCAGTTCCAGTTCAGCTCCCCCTCTCCTCGTCCATGGGCCGCAGGACCCCCTGCCAGAACAGCCCCGGCCCGATGCTGTGGGCCGCCTGCACCATATAGCGCTCCTGGCCCAGGTCTACCCGTCCTCCCTCCTCCAGGGGGACCGTTCCCGGGCCCAGATACAAAAACTTGTCCTCCCGCCGCAGCCCCAGGGGGGATGGGACCCGCTGGTCCTCCCCCCGCTCCGCCAAAGGCTGAACAAAAGCCCGGGTCTCCGCGCCCTCGTCTCCGCTCTTGGGGAAGACGATAACGTCCTGGCCATACCGGGCCAGGATCGCCCGCCAGTGCCTGGCCAGTCCGGCCATTTTTTCAGCCATCAGCCCGGCACCCCCCGGAACACAAATCCCGTCTGCCCCAGCCAGGGGGCCATCAGCCGAAGGGCCTGCTGCCGCAGTCCGCTCCTGCCGCCGCTCTCCCCGCGCAGCTGCATGGACAGCTCCCCGGCAGTAAAGCCGCTGATCTGCCCGCCCCCCTGGGCCGCCTCCAGTCCGTCCATGGCCAGCATGGCCGCTGCC